TTGTTGGTACATCCGGCACCACCACTCCTAATTCTGCTCTTGGTGCTTCGCGTGCCTATCCGAACTCGCTTATGGCTTGGCTTCGTGTTTCCAATAAGACATCGCTGCAACTTTCTAACCAACCTCCTTATACTGCTAGCCTCCCTTCTGGCGCTGCGGTTAATCAGTGGGCAAACGCTGATACATATTTAGCTTATTGGGATATTGTTCGAAATTATTACAGCTACTCACAGTGGTCTTTATTTTCGGTCGCGTGGCCTGCTTCCTGGTCGGTTTTGGATAACTCCTATTCTTTTTCTTCTGAGTCTACATTTTTCAAGCAGGAGTTCGCCAACCTAGAATTTCTTGATTCTTATTTTGAGAGTCAGTTTTATCCGTCAGCTGTTTCGAGCACGAACAATACTTTCAATAGAGGCAACTTGTTTTTCCAGATAATCGATTCCCAACTTCCGACAGGTGGCGATCAAAATGGTTACCCTGTTTCTACTACGTTGCCTAGCGGTGCTAATATCGCCACTGGAAGCGGTCCATCCGGCCAGTTCTCTGTCGAAGTAGGTTCGACCTCTGTCTCTAGTATTTCGGCTTTCTTGTTTGCACATCCTATGGCTGTTGTGCCCTCGAATCCTGATCGCTTTAGTCGTCTCATTCCTGTGGGCTCATCGTCCGCTGTTTCCATGACCGGCGTAAACACTATCCCGCAGTTGGCTATCGCTTCTCGTCTTCAGGAATACAAAGACCTCCTTGGTGCTGGCGGCAGTCGTTATAGTGATTGGCTGGAGACGTTTTTTGCATCGAAGATCGAACACGTCGATCGCCCGAAGCTTCTTTTTAGTGCTTCGCAAACTGTTAATGTACAGATCGTCATGAATCAAGCCGGCCAAAATAATTTTGCTGGCCCGTCGGCTAACGGCCCCCTCGGTCAGCAAGGTGGAGCTATTGCTTTTAACGATCGATTAGGTCGTCGACAGTCCTATTATTTCCGCGAACCTGGCTATATGATCGACATGCTGAGTATTCGTCCTGTCTATTTTTGGAGCGGAATTACCCCCGATTACTTGGGTTATCAAGGCTCGGATTATTTTAATCCTATTTATAACGATATTGGCTATCAGGATGTCCCCGCTGCGCGGCTTTTTAGTAACGCCGCAGGTTCTAACCTTGGTCTCGCGGTCGCTTACGAGCCTTGTTTTAACGAGTTTCGTTCATCCTATGATGAGGTATTAGGTTCATTGTCCGCATATCCCGCTCCTGAGTTAGGCCTTCCCAAGCCTCTTTACTCGTATTGGGTACAGCAACGTTCTCTTGGTTTTTCGTATGTAGGCTCCGCTAGCGCTAATTATTATCCCGCACTCTTTGTGGATATGGCACAAGTTAATTCGCCCTTTGCTTCCAAGGTAGAGGATAATTTCTTTGTAAATATGTCTTATTCGGTTCAGAAGAAGAACTTAATTAATAAGACGTTTGCAACTCGTTTGTCTAACCGTTAATATATTAATCTTATGGCACTTGATTGGCTCCTTGAAGATACTCCCGCTTACGTTTCTCGCGGTCAACGTATTCTTTCCGTTCTTGATGGTTCTGGCTCCGTAGATGTTATTCCCGGTCGCCCGGATATAACGGCTGAGCCCTCTGATTTCGAGAAGGGCGAGAGGTTTAACCCTGAAATCGACTTCGACCCTAATTCATTCTCTCGTATGGATAAGTTTGATGGTCTCGAGATTGGTCAGGAACTCATTGATTCGGAGTTAGATAGATCGAAGCCCACTTCGAGGTCTACTGATTCTGAAGAAAAATAGTGTATTCTTTACTTGACGATATATGCTACGTGCGCGGACCCCTTCTGCAAGAGTTCGTGAATTGCTGAAGGTTATTGGTAACGACTGAGGGAGAGGCCGCGCATTTTTCTATCGTTCTTTAAATTTTATTCTTATGTCTGACACTAAACAACCTTTCTATAAGTCGAAAGCTTTTTGGACGCTTGTTTCTTCTATTGTTGCTGCTTTGGCTGCCTTTTTCCTTGCCTCGTGTTCTGCTCAGGCTAGGATGCAGCGTAGTGGTGTTCACATTGACACTGTTCGCGTCGACTATATTATTCGTTCTAATAATTTAACCCATATATAGTATGCCTGTTCCTGTCGCTCCTATTGCCGCATCTTTTGGTCAAGCTCTTGGCCAGTCTGCTGCCTCTACTGGTGCTACCGGTTTGATAACTGGCGCCCTTGGTCAGCTTTTTGGTGGAATGAATGCTCGCCGCCAATGGCGTTTCCAGCAAAAGCAGATGAAGCTTCAACAGCAGTATGCTTTAGAGCAAATGCAAAAACAGTCAGAGCTTTCTTATGCTAATTGGCAGAGACAGTTTGATTATGAGAATGCTTATAATGACCCTTCGAAAGTCTTCGATCGTTATCTGAAGGCAGGTGTTACGCCTGCTGCTGTTTTAGGTTCTTCTGGTGTTGGCGTAAACGCTACCATGTCTGGTGGTTCTGCTGCTATGCCTTCTGCCTCTGGCCCCTCCGGCGGTTCCCCTGTCAGTCCTGGCGGTTCCCCCGTTGGCGACCCTACTGCTATTGCGCAGAATATGGTTGCACAGTCTACGGTTGATCGCAACGCTGCCGCTGCTAATCGCGATAATGCTGAAGCTCAATCGATTAGCGACCAAAACGTTGGTAATCAATTATACACTCTTATGGCTCAAACTCGCGTAGCTCTAGATCAGGCCGCCGCTAAGCATAACATAGCCGTCGCTGACGTTCTTAAGGTGCAGGAAGGTCTTGAAAGGAATGCGCTTTTTATCTCAGATGCTACTCTCTTGAGCACTATTGATGAAAAAAAGAATCAAGCTGCCCTGACTGCTGCGGAAGTTCGTCGTTTGAATATTGAGAATGATCATTTAGGCGCTGTCATGTCGGCTCAAGCCTTCATGATGAATACTCAAGCCGTTCTTAATCAAACTCTTGGTGAGCAGGCTCGCGAAGTCATAGAGTCTTTTCGCTTAAACAATCTCGATACTGCCAATGAGCTCGCGCGTAATTGGGATAAGCGTTTCGATGTTGAAATTCCGAATCCTCAGTATTTAGAAAATCTTAGAAGCAAAAATCCCATCATCCGTGGAAATCCTGGTCCTAGAACTTTCAAAATTTCGATGTCGCTTAAAGACTTTTATGATAAAACTATTATAAATGAGGCAAACGCGTCTGACTTTCTTCCTGAGCAAGCTCGTATTGCCCTTCGCAATGCAAAGGTTGATCCGTATGTCGAAATTTCCAAAGCTTTGGTTGGTGCGGCCGCTAGCATCGCCGGCGCAGGCATAATTCGTGGAGGCATGTCTCGCGCTTCCAAGACTATCTCTGCCGGCGGTTCTACCAGTAACTCCGCTGGCTCTTCGCTCACAACTCGTTACGACTCGAAGGGGAATCTTGTTGGTTATGCGAAGACAGAGATGACTCGTGGTACTCATTCGAGCTCGTACAATACTACTCGAAGGAATCGTTAAAATCGTTGATTTTTTTGTATTTTAGATTTTTGTTGTTATATTTGCGCTGTAAACCAATAACCGCATTGTTATGAAAAAGAGCAAAATTCCCAAAGTTGACAAGTTGATGATCGATGTTGTAGAATACGCATTCGTTGAGTGGCTTGTTCGTCGAGGAATATTTACCGCCTTTAGGGCGAACTATGACCGCATCCCTACGACTCAGAAGACCTTTCGAGACTGCTTGCGTGACCACATCCAATATGTTTATCGTTCGCCTAGCCTTGGCCCCGAGTCCCTCATCTCCTCTGCTTTTCTGTTTACTTCAACTCCTGAGGGTTACGAATTCTGGATCAAGCACTCCGACGCTTGGAAGCTTTTTTACGATAAGCTCTAAATGAAACGTTAAATTATATTATTATGACACAAGTTCATATCGTTGTCCGCCGTATTAATCCGGCTCTTAAGGTCGATCTTGTTCAGGTAGGCTGTATTAAAGATGACCAGTTTTCGACACTGCCTCTTGATGCTCTTGATCATACTCCTGTTTCTGATTTTATAGAGCATTCTAGTATCTCTGCTTCGCCCTATATCAATCATTGTCAGATACCTAGCCTTGTAGAGGCCCTGATTGCGTATCCTGATTTTTCGATTGATTTCTTCGATAATACACTTGTTCTTATGTTTAGCACTAATTTGACTCATAATGAAAGCGCGTCGCAAGAAGAAGGGAAAGGGCACTAGAGTAGTGACCCGCCCGCTTGGTGGAAGAGTCCTTTAACTCGCTGAGCCCCAGGAGACGCCCCTCTCCTGCGGGTTCTTTTTTTATTCACCGGTTTACCGGTATATCCCAAACGAAATGGAGCCACGGAGGCCGAAGACGCGCAGCGTCCCAGCCGTTAAGGCTGTCGGCCGGCGAAATGTAGTAGTTGATGCTAAGTAATATTTTTAAATTATGGATTATTTTGATTTCAGACCTAGATTTTCCCCTATTGTTAATAGTGTTCCTTATCGCTATTCCATTGGCGCATACCGCGGTAAAAAGCGAGTCGTTATTGCTTGGTTTGTTGATGAAACTTCTGCGAATGATTATTTAGTCCGTTGTCGTCTTGATCATTCTCACATTAAGTTCGATTGTCTTAAAAGCCTTCTGTAGTGGCCTGTTCTTCTCCCATATGGATACGAAATCGCCGTTATTTTGACAAGAAAAATCCTTGTCGTAACGGTTCTGATGTCGCTAAGTCTGCACTCTCCCTTCGTCCCTGGGATATCGCTCGCCAATGGTTGATGGTCCCATGTGGAAAGTGTGAAGACTGTTTGCGTCGTCAGCGTAATGACTGGTTCATTCGTTTGGAGCGCGAACTTACTCGTTGTAAAGCTGATAGTCAGCAGGCTATTTTTGTCACAATTACAATTGCCCCAAAGTATTATAATGAGGCGTTACTTGATCCTTCTCGATTCATTCGTCGTTTCAACGAGCGGTTGCGGCACAAACTTGGTCATTCGTTCAAACATGCTTTCTTCCAAGAATTCGGCACTCACCCTGAAATGGGGAACGAACCTCGCTTACACTTTCATGGGTTCTTGTTTGGCACAAATGTCCTTTACAACACTATTCGTGCCGCTGTTCGAGACCTCGGTTTTTTATGGCTAGCGAAGGCTACTCATAAACGGGCTCGTTATTGTGTTAAGTATGTTACTAAGCAAATTCAGTTTAATCCCGAAGAAATTTCGGATAAATATGTTACTGTAAATGGAAACCTTATACCTTTATCTATCCTCCTCCAACATCGCCGTTATACGCGAAAATTCGTATCTGCTGGCGTTGGTGATTTTCTTGGTTATATGCCTCGTCCTTCTGCTCGCGTTGCGTCGTGGTCTTATTTTGATTTTTCGAAGCGTATCAATTATAATTACTCGATCCCTCGATACTATCATAAGTATCTCAAATCGGAAGACGAAGTTATGCGTTCGATTGCTGCTGCTGACGCTTATGCACGTTTTAGCAAGTCTTCTCTGGTTAAGCGTATTGTGTCTTTGTGTGTTGAGCGGTTCTCCCTCGATTCCACCGTATCCAGTAGAGCGTCGTATACGTGGGAGCAAAAGCAAATAATGCGTTTTTCTGCGTCTTCTTGGAAGATGCCCGATTTTGACCCCCCTACTTGGCTAGATATGGATATTCTTCAGTTTTGGAGAGATCATTATAAACTTCAACTAATTATTTAATTTATGGGAAAACAACCTTTTATTTCTCACGCTGTAAATGGCTACTCTCGTTACGATGTTCCTGAGAGTAAAGCCTTTACTTGCACGCCGGGTATTTTGTATCCAGTGCGCATTGATTTTATTAATGCTCGTGATCGCGTTTCTATCGAGCAGGGTATCGACGTTCGTAGCAATCCTCTTGCCGTTCCGACGTTTAACCCTTATACTGTTCGGCTTCACCGTTTTTGGGTGCCGCTTCAGCTGTATCACCCCGAAATGAGGACGAATAGTAGTAAGTTCGACATGAATGATTTGAGCTTGAATTGGATTACCGCTCTTGTTGGTACATCCGGCACCACCACTCCTAATTCTGCTCTTGGTGCTTCGCGTGCCTATCCGAACTCGCTTATGGCTTGGCTTCGTGTTTCCAATAAGACATCGCTGCAACTTTCTAACCA